GATGTTACACAGACCTTACCACCGGCAAGATTGAGTTGTTCATCTGCTTTCATAGTAATATGATCATTTGCCTTAATTAGGATTGATCCGTCACTCTTATCACCAACAGTTTCAATGTATATATTTTTTGCAATGAGTTTGATATTTCCGTTTGCGGCATTTAATACAATATCACCATTTTCACATACAATTGACTTGGCAACATTCTCTTTTTCGTCTTCATTTCTTCCTTGAGCAAGATTAGTTCCTAAAATTTCATGAGAACTTCCTGGAACAATTTGCGTATTACTTCCATTGAGACTATGTATCTGACAATATCCACTTTTCAGCATCTCGATTTTATTGGTGTCAATATCTTCACCAACTTTATCTTGCTCACCAATCGGACCCATAATAATGGTGCCATATTGGTTATCTGAAACAATAACTTCTGGGGGTATTGATTTTTTCATTATACTTTATCTATGCAGTGTAATTTAATATCCACCATATCCACCACCTCCATCGGGTGCCGGAGCAGGAGCAGGTGCCGGAGCAGGAGCCGGAGCCGGAGCAGGTGAACTAGATGGAGTTGGTGCAGGTGCTGGTGAACTATATGGAGTTTGTGTTATCGTTTGTGTCCTTTGTGTCCCCGATGATGTTGATTGAACTGAAGTATTTTGATTATAAGTAGTATTTGTCTGAGATATTAGTCCAGAAATAAAATTTGTTCCTAAACTTTTTTCTAAAGTATCGTATATTATAGCATGAGGTGCGCTCACATGATTTCTTCCGACCATTTTTACAACTGTTCCATCATTTCTTACATGGGAGTGTGATGGACCATAATAAGGTGCTCCATTTACATATCCAACTAATTGACTGCCAATACAATCAATAACACGGACCATACGTTTTCTTGTAAATCCTCTTTCTACTAACACGCTTCTTCCTCTTAATGTATCAATTGGACCATCTAATTCCAATTGAATGTCACCTGTAGACTCATCAAAGTCTGAAACACGAGTGAATGATAGTATTGGTTCAATAATAGCTCCTTCACCTGTTAGACTATTTATTTCAATATCTGGATATCCTGGAAGACCACATGCATTTGTTCCGATTTGAATACTGACAATTTGTCCAAACTCAGTCATTTGAACAGTTGCCTCAAGTCCTGGAATATCTGGAGTAATAATTATACTATCATTTGTAGTATATCCTACACCAGTATCTAAAATTCTAAACCCTTCTAAACAAATAACAAAATCATTTCCACTCGGTTGACCAGTATCTGATGGATAATCAAATTCAGTTCTACCGTCTCTCGGTGGTGCAACTGGTGTTGTTGTAAGTATTATATCAGTAACTTGTCCACCAGAGGAACCATTAGAACCAGAGGAACCATTAGAACCAGAGGAACCATTAGAACCAGAGGAACCATTAGAACCAGAGGAACCATTAGAACCATTAGAACCAGAGGAACCAGGTTCACTAATTACTGAATATCCGCTAGTAAATGTATCTTCACAACCATCAATAAAAGATACAAATGGAGGTCTTGTATATCCAGATCCACCAGTTATAACACTTACTCCGATTGTTCTTCCAATATTATCTACGATTGCTTCCCCAACTGCACCTACTCCTCCACCACCAAATATTTCAACTTTTGGTGGTCCACATTTAAATGCACTTACGTCACATTCAGTGATACTTGATGGAATAGTTCCTGCCGAATTTCCAAGAGGTTCTCCAAAGATTTCAATTCCATCAATAAAATCTGTCGCACCTTTAACCAAATCTCCTGCGGTTGGGGGTGCCAGAAAACCAGTAAAATCATCAATCTGAGATTGAGATGGTCCACCCCAAGGACTTGCCTTAAATGTTTTAATCTCGGGACAATTTGGTTTTGCACATAAGAATGCTTCAAATCCTAAAATATAGTCAAGTGCCTGGAATACGTTACCAATAATTTTTGTAACTCCACCAAGAACATCATTAATCTGATCTAAGATTGGTCCCACTGCTTGATCAACGATTGCTGCAACGTTATTTACAAGTGCATTAGTAAATTGTTGTGCGGCACAGAAAGGAACATTAACAATTTTTCCAATCATTTCAAATAAGAAGTCCCCGACAAGATTTGCAAGATTGGAAATAACATCTTTAAATGCACAGAAAATATTGTCTATTACAGTTTGAACAATAGTACTCTTAATTGCTTTCAATACTGTAGGAAGAATCATATCAATAAGATCTTCAATACCCCTTCTAATTTTATCAATTAAGAAATCTCGTAGTCGATTAACAAGAGTTTTGAGAACTGCACCAATAATTTGAGATGTGCTTCTAATAAGTGCCGTAAGATTTTGTATCTTATTAATGGTTCCGTTTACATATAAATCGGCATATTTTTTGATTCCTTTTAGGACTGTGAAAAACTTTTGTAGTTGTGTATTGATTTTAGCCATCTCCGATGTCCCACAAGGATCTGGCATATCTCGTTTTTCCTGCATTCTTGTGAGTGCATCTCTAAATGCAACACTATTGAAAAGTTTTTCACATTCAGGAGTATTTTTAAAAGTAAATCCTAGCGGTCTTTCTCTTGCCACGCATCCAGCAGCAGCTGCCTGTTCTTGTATGAGATTACCGTCTCTTGCATCCTTTAATGCCTTTTGTTCTGCAGATACTTTTTTCCATTCTTGCGACTCTTCTTCCGTAAAATTATCTGAAGATTTTTCTCTTAACTTGTTAAGTATCTTTTCATTTGCTTCTATTCTAGTATCAAGTTCTTCTGTCGAAAGAGTTCCAAATTGATTATCAAAATTCAATTCAGAATCAGGAACTGGTATTGGTTTATCACTTGTGGTGGTTGCTCCTGTTACTAGATCTGTTGCTGTCTCAACAGGTGCAGAAGATTCGACAGGTGCAGAAGATTGAGTTGATCTTGCATAAATGCTGTCTTCCGTAACTCCATAATTATTTGCAGGTTGAACAAATACATGCCCTTTAAATGTAACCGCACCAGCTCTACCTTGACCACCTATAGAATCAAATCCAGTGGATAATATTAATTTTCTTGCATTTGTTGCACTAACACCAGATGCTTCAAGTCTTCTCTGAAGTTCTGCCGGATTTGATGCAAGTTGATATGCTTGTTCTGCTAGTGCTAATTCTTGTGTATTCCAAGGTCTTCCTCTACCATCCAGAGATCCATCTCTTGTTGGTGCGTATTGGTTCTGTGCAAAAACAAGACCCCTAACAGAAGAATCTCTTCCAAAAGCAGTGCTTCCAGATTGTACAACAGCCTGTCTATTATCAAAAGAATTAATAACGAGGGCCATTCCCAGAACACCCTCACCTCGTGATTCTGCTAATGACAGTTTTTTTATAAGTGTCTTATCCTGAACGGTTCGAGCAGAAATTGTCATCTATAATTTTACCTCCTTATGCTGATATTTATTCACTTTTTGGCACTATCAAAAAAGTTTTTATCCAAATCAAACTTTGTCATCATCGATCTCGTAACACTTGGAGAGTTGGTTTGAGCACGAGATGCAGGATTTCCACGAGTATATCTTTTTACAGGTTTTCCTAATGTTGTACAGTCAGATTTTCTAATTTCGCCCTTCTCATGATTAGATAAAACTTGTGTAATCACCGGAATCTGACAATCTTCATCCATAAAAAATCCAATTACCCATTCTCCACCCCAAATTCCAGAACTTTGATAGTTACGATTTCCATGTGTTGTTGGTCTTGCAACAATTGCCCAAGGAAGATCCTCATTACAAAGTTCATATGCATCATCACTACTTTCCATCGGATGCATTCCGGGTATTCTAACCTTTACCCTATCTCCATGCTGATCTTTAAAATCAACTCCATAGTGTTGGTTACTTTCAGGAGGAACTTGTCCCAAAAATGGTTTACCACCAAAACCGTATCCAGTATTATTTGTCATTTCTAGTTTTTATTTGTATGTAGACCGTATGTATCACGAACAAGAGTCATTGCGGTAAATGATCTTTCGGGGTCATAATGATGGCATAAATCTAAAATCATATAATTACCACTCTCTACAGGATCAGTTGAACCTTGCACCTTTTCTCCCGGAGTAATAATTTCTAAATTACACTTAACAATATCACCTGCCTTAAGATTTGGATTACAAGGAACTTGCATTTTTACCATCTGTGCAAACAGCAAATTATATCTCATTTGAACTTCACCTTGATAAGTATTCACATCACCTTCATTACTTTCTTTAGATTCTGAAGAAAGACAACCAACATCTTTTACACTGTATAATATTCTAGTATATTTTTTATCTTGTGGTGTCGGTGCTTCTTTTTTACCTAATGATTTTTTTAAAGGTCTTATATTAAATTGTTTTTCTTCAAACTTCTGAGTTTTGGGATTATATGAACACATACGACTTGAATACACACCAGATTTTAGTGCATTAATAAGATTTTGATTTTTAATAATACTAAAAGATAAAATCTTAAAATCATTTGAATTATCACTCACACTACTTCTATTAACATCATTACGGAAATAGATTGCGGCAGGTGTTTGAGATATTAAATCGTCAATTGCTCTAAAGTTGTGCCCATTACGAGTTTCGTAAAAGAAGAAACCAGGATTTCCATTTTTTGGTGCAGATTTTGATGCTATTTTACAAATAACATCAAATGGTGATGTATTATTACCAATAAAAGGATACTTATTTGAAGTTTCATCTGCAGTAAGTTTATCAATTTTTAAGATATTTTTTGCAATCGATCTAACTGATTGTGTGTTATTGGTTGACTTCGAATAATTTTTCTTCACAAAGGTTTCTTGATTTATAATTGCAGATTTAGAAACAAGATTTAGAATGACAGACTCACGAGTCGAACTTTGATCTGGATTGGATGCACCATTTACATATAATGGAGTTTTTGAAAAATCTAATGTTCCAAGTGCCGATGATACTTTAAATTTAATTTCTTCGGATCCATCACCAACAATTGGAAGTGCATTATATAATGTTCCTGGTCTCTCTTGGGGGTCGTACTCTTTATCATAATTTACTTGTTCATCACCTTTCTCAACTAAACCACTATCTACAAATATTATAGTAGCAGTAATATTTGGAGACAATAAACTTTCATAATAATCAAATCTCACAACCTTAGACTGAAGTGGAAATGTTTTATTATTCTTAGTTATTGTGAATAGTTGATACTTTGCTGCAGATGATGGGTTTGCCATTTATTTTTATGCTTATACTCCTCAGAAAAATTATACCGGTATTGGTTGATAATTATATACTGTTCTCGTAGTATTTATTGGTTGTATATAAACATTTACCATTTCTTCTTCATCATCTAAATCTTCATACATTGGTTGATTAATTGCTGCCATTTTTCTTTCATCTATTTTAGGTATATAAGAACTTCGTTGTATTGTGTCATGAGGTCCACCTGAAGCATCACTTTTATTATTTTGTGCATTCAAATTTTTCAGGTGTTTTTTAATCATATTTCGCATAATTGGACCTCCACTCCACTTTTTACCACCCTTCTTGAGATACCATAAGTCCCATCTTCTTTCCGGTTCTCCTTCAGGACCATAGTTTACTGTAGGTGAACGTCCATCTCTATTTGCAGCAGCTTCTGCATGAGTCATTATGTTTTTGATATTAATATCCTTCTCTTTCCAACCCCATGCGAGTGCTAATTTTGCTGCTTCAAGAGTCATTGAATTGACTTGAATATTTTTTAATGGAGTTTGTGCCCAACCTTTTGATTCAATATAAGCATTTTTTTGACCCACATGTCCCATTGCATTTGCGGCAATTGCAACTGAATTAGTATTTCTTTTCCATGTGTGTTCATTTTTATCTACGGTATAGGGACTATTATAATGCATCTTTCCGGCACCATCCACATAGGAATGATATGGTGCCGGTTGACCGTTATAACCTATGCCACCACTCCAATGAAAATATATTGTTTTGGGATTTGTGCCAGGGACAAATCCAGTATTAGTTTTCCCTCCACTTTTAGGAGTGTTTACAGAATGATCATCATCCGGAACTACTACGGCATCTTTAATAGATTCTTGCGTATCATTAATTTGAGATTCAGTTTCTCCATTAGGACCAAATCCGGGACCATAATACTCTACTTTTTTTTCCTTTTTTGTAGAAACAAATTGCTTTTCAGTAAATATTCCAGTTTCTCTATTTAATACTCCTTCCTTACCATCCTTTTTAGCATAGACTATTTTTTCACCACCAATTGCACCTCTAACAGAATTGATAGCAGGTTTTAACATTTTAATGAGTCCACCAAAAGGACCCATTTTTTCTGCAATTTTGTCAATCAATCCATCCTTTCCAGTTATATCATTTAAACCATCATCAAATTTTTTCTTATCAACATCAAGTTTACTATCATTAAATTCTCCGGTTAGAAATGCCTTAATTAAAGTGAAACCACTTTGAACTGGTTTTAAGAAGTTTGTAATATTATCAATAATTTCTTTTACTTTCTCTATAATAGCAGGAAGTGCATTGACTATTATGCCAGTTAAGAGCAATCCACCAAATTCTAATATTTTATCAAAAATACTACCACCAGATGAACCAGATGAAGATCCTGTTGATTCTTTGACTTTATTCAGTGAAGATTTTATTGGAGATTCTAATTTTTGTTCTTCATTTTTTAACTTTTTCTTACTTATTTGTCTAACAGATGTTTTTTCTTTTTTTGAAATTATTTTTTTCTGATCCTTATTATCTCTAACAAGAATACTGTGAATATTATTGAGATTAAGTTTTACTTTTTTAATTTGGTCTAAATTTTTATCCATTTACTTCATCCATATTGGATTTAATTCAGATTGTTCAGTAAAAGTATTTGAATTTTTCTTCATTGGAACTGGAAATGGAACAACTTGATATTGAACAGTATCAACCGGTTGAATATAATAATATGTAGAAGTATTTTCCGACATTCCAGAATTAGATATTTTATCAATGTTCTCATTCCTTTTAACTGGTACAATCCTATTACCTCCACTCGCATTTGCTCTATTATCAAAATAACTAGGAGCAGTATTTGGATCTTTAAAAAATTTCGGATAAATTTTATGAGGACTTAAATGGCCTGTTTTACCTCTATTATATACTTCAAAGTGTAAGTGAGTATCATTCTCGTTCCCTGTAACATATTTCATATCAACTAACTCACCAATTTTTTGACCTGCTTTTACAGAATCTCCAATTGATAACATGGGAGTCATATGAAGATATCTCTGATCATACCCATCATTTCCTTCTACCATCATTCCAGACATATATTCTTTTCCAGCAAGATACTTATCACCTATGACTGTTCCACCTGCCAGTGCAACAACATCAATGTTTGGTTTTGAACCAAATGGAGGTTTTTCTGTCAAATCAATTCCGGCATGACCACCATAATCTCTTCCTGCTCCATAATATTGTGCAGATGCTCCAGCAAATCGTCCTTTTGGAAGAGGAAAATAATAATGTCCTGGTTTTAATTTAGCAGTAGTAGTTGCAATATTGGGTGTAGTTACATTAGGTATACTTTCTCCTCCACCTCCTTCTTGATTATCCACTCTTCTCCTTTCTTTAGAAGTAAATTGTCTTTCAGTAAATATATCTGTTTCTGTATCTAATACTCCTTCCTTACCATCTTTTCTTGCAAGAACCTTTTTTTTACCACCAATTGCATTACGCATGGAATTAATTGCAGGTCTCAGAAGTTTAACAAGACCACCGAAAGGACCTACTTTCTTTGCAATTGTATCAATTATTCCATCCTTACGATTCATATTTTCTAAACTATCATCAAGTCTTTTTTTATCGGCATCAAATTTATTTTCATCTATTTCACCGGTAAAAAATCCCATTATCAAATTAAATCCACTTTGAATTGGAGTTAAGAAGTTTATAATATTATCAACAATTTCTCTTACTTTAGATATAATTGCAGGAAGTGCATTGATTATAATTCCCGTTAATATAAGACCAATAAATTCAAAAAGTTTATCAAAAATACTACCACTAGAGGCAATAACATTTTTTATATTTTTTACACTTTTACCAATAGGAGAAGTTCTTTTTTCTAATGTTTTTTCTTCTCGACCAAGTTTTCTTTTACTTTCTTGTCTTTTTCTTAGTTTTTTATTCTGAGATTCAGTTTTTGTATATTGATTATTAGATTTTACGAGAAACTTATGAATATTAGTTACATTAATTTTAAGTTGTTCAGATTGAGATTTTGAATCTGGTGCTTCTTTAATTGTAAGTTTTCCTGAAGTTCCAGTAGAACTTAATATTGTTTCACCTCCCCCTTTAGATATTGAAGAACGTTGTCCAATTTTATTTTCTTCTGATGAAGTAAGTTCTGATTTTTTTGATAATTTATCAGTTTTTTTATTAGATACTTTATCTTTATCCTTAATAAGAGATTTTGTTTTTTTTACGGCAATTCTTTTAACTCCCTTCTTTGCAACTTGGGATCCTGCCGTTCTTACTAATCCTGCTATTAGAGATGCTGCCATAATACTAAACGGTTATTCCATATAGCATTGGAGTTAATTGACGATAAGGATTTGACATATTAACACTAGAGATTTCAGGAACTTCAGTTGCTCCCTCTCCAACACCCATATCTGGCATTTCTGGTGGTGGTAATTGATTTGCAATTGTTGGAAGAGTTGTTATATTTACTCCTCCACGACCTCTTTTTCTAGAAGTTATATTGTTATATCTTTTCTGCATTATTTCTTTCGTTTTTGGATTACTAACAATACTTCCACCACTAGCAAATACTCTAAGTTCTGGGCCTTCTTCACCTACAAGATAAGGTGTTCCTGCTTTTATATTACCACCCTTTGCTCTTGCTTCGACTTTAGTTGTATCAGTCTTAAAATCTATTGGAACAATTTTTGAAATTTTTTCCGAATATTTCGTTCTAATTTCTTTTTCTGCTTCTGATTTAGTTTGATTATGTTTGCCAACATCCTTATTACTAGACATTCCACTCAATCCAGAGTCATTATCCATACTACGATGTTTATCACGGATTTCTCCTCTCATATTATCTCTCATAGTATTGAGTTCTTTTCTTTTTGACAAAACTTCTTGAGAAATTGCTTGTTCTTCATCTGTCATTTTCTCTTCTTTTCTAAACACTCCCAATACATCCAAACCAGATTTTTTACTTCTTTTCTTTCCGTCTTTGTCGAGTCCGGCATCTTTTAATTTTTTGTCAAGAATATCATGTGCGGCACTAAACTGTGTGCCACCAGTCAATTGATTTCTTACTGCTTTAAATCCTGCTTCTAATCCTTTCCATGCAAGAACTGCTGCACCGGCAATCAATAGTGCTTTTGCAAGGAATGGAACTGCCACAGCAAATAGTGGCATCATCAAACCTAATGATCCTACCAATCCACCAATAGCTCCAATCAAAGGAAATAATGCAATTGCTCCGACTGCGGCAGCTGCCCAACCCCAATTTTCTTTAATCCAATTAAACCACCCCTTCACTTTCTCCATGTTTTCCGGATTCTTCAACCATTCAAATATTGCATTTGCGGCAATTCCGAGTGCAAGAGTTCCAATAAAGTCCATAATACGGCCAAAGATTCCCTTGACCGGTGCTAAAGATTCATTTGACTTTTCACTTACAGATTTTTGTATTCTTCTAGATGATTTTTCTAATTGACTCTCTTCTTTATTGAGTTTTGCTTTAGATGCACTTCTTTTTTCTCTATCAGTTTCACCTCTTCCACCTTGCGATCTCAATGCAGAACTTCTCATAAGTTCTTTTTGAATTTTAACAAGAATTTTATTTGTTTCTATAAGACTTTTAGTTAAGTCATCTTTATTACTACCAGGAAGTTTTTCACCTATATTACTTTTCTGTGTTTTTATTATATTTTTAATTTTTGTAATTTTTTCAGCATTAACTATTACTTTCTTTTCTGTTTCTTCAACTTTGGGAGTTATTTTTGATAAATTAAACTCTAATGCCTTAATACGAACTAGAGATTTTCTTATATGACCAGATAATTTACTTAGTGTCTTATGAATATTTTTGAGAGATTCTCCGGAACCACTTTTTCCAGCACTATCTTCTTTTCCAAAGACTGCCGATGAAACAGTCTTTATATTAAACTTTGGAGTATCTGTTGTCTTTATACTTAAGTTAGATTCCACTTTGCTGTTGTGCCTTTAGGTTTTCTTCTTCAATATATTGTTGAAGTAGAGCAAGATAAACTTCTCTCTCCCACGGAATCATATTTTCTAGTTCTGTTAATGAATATTTATGATGCTGCATCAAGGCAAAATTTATCTTGTAGTATGACTCAAGACTTGTATGAGCCATACCTAACTGAAAAAACTTGCTAATCCTTCCAAAATAACTTCAGACTCTACACCAGTCTCTGGATTTTTTACTGCAATTTTATGAGAAAGTTTTGGCATTGTAGTAAAGAACTTCTCAATTTGTTTAAATTGTTTTGTGTTCATTTGTTCAAGGAACTCATCAAGTTCTTTTCTCGAATATTCGGATGCTTCCCAACTTTCTTCTTGATTGTAAATCATCTCAATACAAGATGAAATCATTGCAAGTGATTGTCCAACTTCACTTACAACTTCTCCGGTCTCAAAATTATTCTCAACAAATTGATCCAATGAAGGATAACGAAGTTTCATTGAGAGTTCATCATCTAGTTTAATAATATTCTTATGACCTCTAGTCTTCTGAATCTTAATCGAATCAATATCAATCGACATTTCTACCTGTGTCTCACCATCATCAGGACAAGTAATATTCACATCAACAGTTTCTCCAACAGATCTTGCTCTTACATTTAGAAACAAATATTCAATATCAAAAGTGGCAAGAGATTCGATTTTTACATTTTCAGTAAGAATACAATCAGAAAGAATTTGTATAATGGAATTGGTAATATCTGTCATATTTTCAGATTCCATTGCCAGAATTAAAATCTTTTCTTCTCTCACAAGGAAAGGTCTATATTTAATCTTCTTTCCTGTGGAAGGCAACGTCATCTCATACGTTGGAGTATTAATCTTAGGTAAAGGCATAGTAATTAATATAATTCAGTTATTTTTATTTAGAGGGGTTTATTTTATCTCCTCCTTTTACATACCAAAAAGGAAACCCAAAGGATTTCTTGTAGGTCGTTTTTCAATAAAAGTTTTTTCTGGGTCTGATGGTCTTCCTTGACCAAAAGTTCCTGCTCCAAATTCACCCGGAACAGCACCAGAATTTTGTTGTGCTGCTACATCTGATGGTCTTCCTTGACCAGAAGTTCCTGCTCCAAATGTACCGTCACTACCATCTCCAGAATTTTGTTGTGCTGCTACATCTGCTGCCGGTGCTCCTGTTGCTGCTGCCGGTGCTCCTGTTGCTGCCGGAGGAGTTACAGATTTAAGTGTATTAAGTTGTACTTGTTTCAATTCCGAAGATTGTTGTTTAGGATCAGCAAAAGAACCTTGAAATCCTTTAGAAAATCCATTATTACCTATAACATATCGATCATAATTAAAACTTACACTCACTTTTAATATGTCGGCACCACCATAAGAAACGGGAACTGCACTGATTAATTTTGGAAATGCATTCATGAATGAGTATGTCATTCTAGGTCCAAAATTCTTTTCAAATTTAGTAATTGATATTGTCTGACACTTATAACTATCGGGATATCTCATTCTACGATAGTAATTAGATTGTGAGGGAAGTGCTCCATCACCGTTTCTACCTGTGCTAGGCATAGTTTCATTAATTTCACTACCACTTGAAATAAAATCAATCCATCCCTCAAAAAATCTCAAATTATTATAATCATTATCGACATAAAAAGTAAAATCAAAGTCAGTGTATAATCTCGTATGGGCAAATTCTTGCGATATTCCCATAAAGTTGTCTTTTACTTCTGCCGTCGCAAGACTAGTTCCTGGTAGTGATGCCTCAGAACAAAGAAGACCAGAATCACGAGAAATAAAATCTAAATTAACTCCAAACTTATCCTTTATATACCCCAAAAGTCCTTGACCACCAAAAGTTGAAAGAGATGAAAAATCTACTTGATAGTGATTAGTCTGTGCTAAATTTCCAAATAAACGTTGAGGATCTACATTACCATCTCCACCTCTAGAGTTTCTAATGAATTTTACTATAGGTTTTACTGCCACACTAAATATCCCATATGGTCTTTATTATTAGTTATTTAGATGTCATATAAGGGAAAATATAAACCATCTTATCCTAAAAAGTATAAGGGTAATCCCAATAACATCGTATATCGTTCCTTATGGGAAAGAAAATTCATGGTTTATTGTGACAATAACCAGAATATTTTAGAATGGGGAAGTGAAGAAGTTATTGTTCCCTATCGTTCACCCATTGATAACAGATACCACAGATACTTTCCAGACTTTTATATTAAAGTCAAAGAATCAAATGGTATGATCAAAAAGATGATTATTGAAATCAAACCATTTAAACAGTGTATCGAACCTAAAGTCAAACAAAGAAAGACAAAAGGTTATATCTATGAAGTCGTTGAGTATGCGAAAAATCAGGCAAAATGGAATGCCGCCAAAGAATGGTGTTTAGATCATGGTTATGAGTTTAAGGTCCTTACAGAAAACGAACTCGGTATTAAGTAATGCCAAGAAAAACACTCCAACAAAGAAGAAATCCAACAGAAGATAATGATAATCGTGTGCGTGGTGTTGTTGATACTTTAATTGGTATTGAAACTGCTGATGATATTATGACCGAATTAATCAATGTTTTATCCGAAGGTGGTAAAGTTCCTTCTAGTGGAAAATATTATACCTTCTTTTATAATGCCAAGACACCAGGAATGCAGTATGACCAACACCCTCTTGTAGGTGTTACCGAAGTATTTTCTTGGGGGTTTCGTGGAATTAATTTCCATTGGGATACACAGAATAGTAGAAGACAATATGATTACAATCAAATCATCGGTGGACTCTACGAAATCTATCCAGAAGAGATGTCTGATGTGATAGAACTCGGTTTTGCTAAAGTTCGTTCTAAATAGTTGTAAAGAGAGAAATATAGATGGCGGCAACACCAGGAACTGTACCATTACCCTCAGATTACAAACCCTCTAGTAATAAAAAAGTATTACGTTATCCATATACAATGATTGCAGAAACTACAGATTATCTGCAGATAGATGTTATTAAGTATAAACATATTGGAAAGGACATAGTAAACGCACCGGGTGGTAGAAGAAATCGAGGGACTGCAAAAGATAAAATAAAAACCATACTACTTCCAATTCCATCAAATATTAGTGATAGTAATAGCACAAAATATGGTGACTCCAGTTTGAATAGTATTGGTGCTGCAGCAGTTGGCGGTATATTGGATGTAATGGGAAGTGGAAAAGAGTTCACTAAAAATATGAAAGAAGGAACTCAAGCAGGGATTGATGCTGCCACAGGAGCGTTTGCTAAAATAAGTGGTGCAGCAGGAGGAATTGGAGGAATGCAAGGATTTCTTACTAGAGAACTGGCATCTAAGGCAGCAGGAATCGCAGGTGTCAATATTACTCCAGATCAACTTTTGGCAAGAACATCGGGTGAAATCTTAAATCCTAATATGGAACTTCTTTTTAATGGACCATCTTTGAGATCTTTTAAATTTTCATTCAAAATGACTCCAAGAAATAGAGACGAAGCAATAGAAATCAAAAATATTATTAGATGCTTTAAAACACATATGGCACCCAAAGTATCATCGGGTCCAGGTTCTACTACAACTAACACAACATTTCTTAGCACACCAGATGTTTTTGAGTTAAGATATCGTCAAGGTGCAACAGAACATTCTTTCTTAAACAAATTTAAACAATGTTTTATGGAGAGTATTAATGTCAGTTATACGGCGGACGGAACTTATGCAACTTATGATGATGGAACACCAGTTTCAATGGTTATGACATTATCTTTTAAAGAAATTGAACCAGTTTACGATGTTGATTATGGTGATGAAATAACAGGAGTAGGATACTAAAATGGGATACTTCAGAGAACTACCAGAATTAGATTATCAATCATTTTTATCTGATAGCAATTCTTCCCAAAATTATTTGAGAGTTAAGAATTTATTCAGAAGAAATAAGTTGCGTGATGACTTGCAAAATACTTTTACAATTTTTGATAAGTATGAAATTGTAGAGGGTGCAAGACCCGATACAGTTGCCGAAGAATTTTATGGAAGTGCAGAACTTGATTGGGTCGTTTTAATGACGGCAAATATTACAAGAGTCAGAGATCAGTGGCCACTGTCAAATCGTGATCTCTATAGATATGCCGAAAATAAGTATGGTGTTACTGGATTATCTTCCGTGCATCATTATGAAACAACAGAAGTAAAAGATTCGCAAGGGAGACTCATTCTTCCTGCTGGTAAAGTTGTAGATGAAGATTTTACAATTCCAAATCCTTCGAATACTGCAACTACTTTAAATCCTGTGATTAATATTAATAACTATGAATATGAAGTTAGAAAAAATATTGAGAAGTCATCTATCTATCTACTAAAACCATCATATTTACAGCAGTTTTTGAATGATATGAGAGAAATTATGATTTATGATCGTTCATCAGAATATGTTGACGACAATCTAATCAGAACAGAAAATACTAGAGTTACAAATCCATAAAAAAAGGGGAGGTTTCCCTCCCCATCTTACTTAGTCTGCTGCGAGTGCGGCAAAGTATGAGAGTGTATCATCATCGTCATCATCAGTCTTGGTAGGTGACAGACTATCAAGTTCTTCCTTCATTGACTGAGGGACAGGATTTGATTCTGCACGATTCTGTTGACGGAACTCTTCTTCTTCCTGAACGGATTCTTGGTCTTGGAACTTAGTCGTTCCTTTGATACCGAGAACATAATCAAGACGCTTCTTCAGATCATCGTAAGACTTGAATTGATCGGGAGCAACAAAATCTTCGAGAGAATACTCTTTTTTCCAGATTGCTTCCATTGCTTCGTCATCTTCTAGAAGTGCATCCTGACGGGCAAACTCCGAAGAATCATAGTTACGATAACCGGCAACATTCTTTGCTTTCAGTTTGAAGTTAGCACCCTGCCAGAAATCAAACGGATCAATTGCTTCCTCGTCCTCAAACTCAGGTTGCATTGCGGCAGTAATCTTATCAAAGATTTTCTTACCGAATTTGTAAAGCATTACCTGACCTTCATTGGAAGGATTAGCAGGATCTTTTACAACATAGATGTTTGCGACATAAGTCAGTTTACGTTTCTGCTTACGTGCTTGCTCTTTACCAGAATCGGTGCCGTTGTTCCACAGCATCGTGTTGTATTCTGACATTGGGTCTTTCTGACTCAGAGTGGTCAGAGAGTTTTCAATATACCATCCACCAGGACCTTGGAAGGCATGGGAATAGAGTTTGACAAATGGGAGGTCTTCACCTTCAGGAGCAGGAAGGAAACGAATAACGGCATAACCATTGCCGCCTTTATCACATTCTAGTTTCCACAGACGTTCATCACCTGAACTACCTGCATTATTCATTTTTTCGACTTCCTTGACCAGTTTTTGTGTCAAAGAACCCAGTTTGGATTGCTTCTTAAGATCAGCAAAAGACATTTAGATTACCTTGGATTAGTTTGGATGTTTTGGATTTACTCGGATAGTATAGCAGAAATTCTCTCAGTCGTCAATGTAGTCTTTGAGAGATTTGATTGTAGCATTCATACTACTGAATAAAGTCATCATATCAGTCTCTGGTGGGAAACCCATCATTGAAACTGATTTGCGTAGATTATCTTTCATCTCGATGGCCTTTGGGTCATCAGAAAGAGATAGTCTAGTATACATCACTTGCTGTTTTTCAAGCAAGGTTGTAAGTATTTCAACGTGCTCAAGTTTTTGTTCACGAGACATATTACTAAAAGTAATAAAACTCTCGTAGATTTTTTCCTGCATTTCATTGATTTCACTCAGTTCTTCCTGAATGATTTCAGAATCAAAAAAGTCACTCATCTACAAGGTCCCGCAAAATTTTTTTAAACTTGAATACATCAATATTTAGAAAGGGAGAATATTTTTGGAGTTTTAAACTTACAGTTTCCCATACAGGATCTTTCAGTTTCTTATCAAACTTCTTTCTGAGTGAGAATATTCTATCATAGATTACAAAAGTTTCAAGACTTATGTCTCCACCAAGAAATCTTTTTAAGATTGTTGGATGACCTTTCGAACAACTGAATAGATTTTCGAATTCGTTGTTCGAGAGTAATTCGTTGCTTTGTTCTTTGAACAAGTAAGTCAAACTCTGTTGTCTCTTTGTCCAATCTGCGTAAGTCCTTTCTCCAGAACTGATAATTTCTCCAATCCATAAGTTTTGTGGGTTGTCTGCGTATGCGAAGTTAGATACAAGAAATTTTACGACTTCTTCATCATTGTATTTACGACTAGTTTTCTCGAACCAATACTTATCTCTTCTTTTATTGAATGAAGATACACTTGCACGGGTCTTCGCACCATATCGGAAGAAGTCGTATTTTGGGTTTGTAAAATGATTTTTGAGTGACAAATAATGTTGGTAGGTATCAAATGGCGTCACTTTCATAAGGGCAGTTTTGCTTTCGAAGTTGCTTTCATAAAATTAAGTCTCGTAGCATCCCACTTCAGTTTTTCCTTCAGTGGTTTTGATACAAGTTTCGTGACTGATTCTACATCAAGTTCATTTAATTCACAATAGTGACAAATAGCATCGATATAATTAATCTTTTCTTCGGCAACAATCTTTTCAATTTCCAATGCAAACTTAGATGGTGTTAGAAATTTACTATTAATTACCTGTTCCAGTTCTTTATTCGGTTCCATAGAGTTCCAATTTATCTCTAACAAACTTTCTAATATATTCGGTAAGAAGTTTGATGTACTTTGATTTGTTTCGTTCTTCGTAGACAACGCATTCTCCATTTTCACAAGCCATGATGATTACAAATTTTTTGACCGGGATACCAGTCATTTCATACAACATACATCCATATGCAGCACATTGTACAAAATAGTTTTCGATCCAATCTCTTGGTTTCGGTTTTTTTGAAGTCTTAAAGTCAATTATTGCTAATTCACCCTCGTATTCTGCAATACAATCGACGGTTCCGGCAATACCCAACTGCTTACTATATAGGGAAGTTTCCAGAGCATGAATATTGTCAATGTTCTTTAAAGTTCCCTTAGAAATCTTAAATAGAAAATCAGAAATAGGAGGAACTTTTAGTAACTCTATATTCTTTAGGTGACACTCAGTGAGACTATGGAAATCAGTTCCACGACGTGTTGCCGCCTTTGTAACTCGATTTGCTTCCTCATCACCAACTCTTTTTCTCCATTTTACAAAAGTCTCCTTATTATAATGACTAGTTACCGAAGTAATGGAGACTAGTTTTAAGAGTTCTTCTTCATGAGGGACAGAATAATATCTGACTCCATCAATAGTCTCCCTCTCAAGTTGAGGGAGATTCAAATCAACATGATTAAACATTAAAAACCTGCTTCTGTTTTTGCTACGATATACTCTTTGACTAGACCAGATCGAACAATATCGTCAGTTCCAAACTCAATTATATCAAAAGAAGGCATTTTACGCAAGATGTTCATAAAGTCAACAATACCATTCCTTTCATTTGCCTTATTCAAATCTGACTGACGAGCATCTCCACAGAAACAAATTTTTGTATTCTCACCAACACGAGTGATAATACTATCAAGTTCATGAAAATTTAGGTTCTGAAATTCATCAACAATTACAATCGCATTATCAAGTGTTGTTCCACGAAGAAATGATGTGCTCCAGAATTTAATCGATTCCTGTGATTTTAGATTACCATACAACATCTCAAAATCAGCATCACTTGGCATCTGGAACATATACTTCACCATATTCTTATATGGTATTTGATAAATGTCTGCCTTGTCTTCATGAGAACCAGGAAGAAACCCAATCTCTCTGGTTGCTACAAGAGACCTCACGAGATATATTCTCTCATAAGGTGTATTCTCGTCTAATACATCTTTAAGTGCATTAAAGAGGGTTATAAAGGTCTTTCCTGTGCCTGCACAACCATATGCAATAAGATGCTTTCCTTCTTTATAAGAATCAAACAGTCTTTTTTGATTATCATTAAGTGGGTCTATATCCACTAAGTATCCAGAACTTAATGGTTTCTTTCTTTTCATCTGCTTTGTCGTAAGACCAACTCCAATGGGTTGATCATTTGCAGATGCTCTTTTTCTTCTTGCCATTAGATTTTAGTTACTTTAGAACCTGGTGCTTTTGATGCCTTGTTCAAAACTTCATTCCATCCAGGATTTTTTGCGACCAATTTATCTCTCCATTCACCAACTTCTGCTGGTCTAGGGCAAGTAGATGGGTCTGACCAATCACGAATCCAATCACTATTCTCTTCGCACCATTTTGGCCATTCATGAATACTCAGAACTACTTCCTTCTGTTCACCAGTTTCTTTATTAATAATCGGATATGTTGCCATTTTATCAATTCAGTATAAAAATATTTAGATCCATTCCAGAGCTTCTGCTACTGTTGGAAACTGTTCTACAAAAACTTTTTTACATGCTTCTGCAATATCCATGTGCTCTTTTTGAGTTCCGTGAGCAGAACGCAAATCGATATAATGAACCCATGAACGACATGAACCACTCATGTAAATTCTGGTTGGTACTGCCAAGGGAAGCACAAATCTTGAACATTCCTTTGCAATTCCAGCAGCAAGCATTTCTTGATACAATTGCATAGCATCATCAAAGTGCTTTTGAATCTTAATTTCAAAATTTTGACGAATATGTGGATTAATATCATCAATAGAATTTTGACGATTCTTTGTGTCTTGTCGTCTCAAATCAAACAGAGGAATAGTATCGGCAAGCATCGATGAATCTGCATACCGTTGTGAAAATTCCTGGAATGTAAAACTCCGATGACGCAAGATTTGAGCTGCTAGTCCTCTAGTAGTCTCAATCTCAAGAGTCATGAATGATTGCTCAAATACACTCCAGTGTTGATGTTTTACACAATACTTAAGAAGACCAGCAACCTTTGGATTCTCCTGATTAGAAGGATTTGACACTCGTGCCACATATCCCATCATCTTCTCTGCATCAGGTGTAACACTGATCAATTTTACATTCATTTGCCAAATCCTTTGTAATTCTTTTGTTCCATTTCTGTGATTTGCTCCTTTATCGCAGAAAGAGCTTCTTTCATCTCTACAATACGTTCTTCACTGTAAAGATGGTCTTGTGCAATCAATCTTTCAAATAATTTTGCAAGATCTTTTACTTTTTTGATTTTAGTGCGATTATTCATCATCATCCTCAAAAACTTCGTCGTAATCTTCAATATATTCACTATATGGATTATAGTCTACCTTATCATCTCTATCAGAATTTACTTCTGCCTTTAGAGAATCTAAAAGAAGTTCCAAATTACGAATAATCAAATTAACTCTTTCTTTTTCCATATACCATATTACTTCATTATAATTATAGCATAAAAAAAGAGGGTCTTGCAACCCTCAGGAAAGTTAAGTGCGTTAATTATCAACTTTTAGATGCAAACTTGCGTTCGATTTTGATACCACGATACATGAGATTGTGGTTACGAGTTGCGGTTTGCTCTGCCAACACAGCAGCTTTATATGCTTCTGGGTTGTACTTAACACCACGATAAGTGATAGTAGACATAATTTTACTCCTAAAGTAATTGGATTTTTAGGTCCGTTCCTTTAGTCGTTTGCGTCCCAATAACATTCGGGATTTGACTCCTTCATTGTCTCAACTAACTCAACCCTAAAGTCATTACTAATGTTTTCATTTGTCTGCATTCGCAGTATGATAGCATCAGTTTGCTGGCAGGTGAGAGTTGTATAGAATAATAGTTCTAACATGGGATGAACGCTCCGTTCCGCGACTTACTTGCGTCCTGTGGCGTCTTTCTATGCTATGTGCATAACGAATACCACTTGGATGAACGATAGGTCCATTATAGACCCTATACCCTATTTAGTCAAGAGGTTTCTGAAAATCCCTACAGACCAAAAAATTGCCGGAATTTTTTTTGCCAATATTTTGGAATTATTTCCGCTTTTTGGTTGGGGGTGGTGGTTCCAGTCCCCATAGTTTTGGATTGGTTCTTCCCATACCAAAACCAATACCCTTCAAATTCTCACGGAACTTATCCCAGTACATATTAAAAATACGAACTTCTTTTTGACTACGAGTCAAATCATATCTCGTTTCCCCATCAACCACATAAGTGATTATCATGGCATCATAAGGACAATCTTTGGTGGATACTTGTTCCCAAGTTCCATTTTCTATCAGTATATCACATCCATATACGGATTTAGAATTTTCTTTTTCTGATGATGTCCATGAAGTCATAGACTGTTCCTCTTCTATTTTAGTGGGAGCATCTCCCAATTGATTTGCCATAATTATGAACGATTACCCCAAGTAATATCTGAATATGCTTCACTCACAATTTCTTTTGTGATTTTATATCTTTCAGAAAGTTTTTTATCCTTACATAGACAGACAACTTCTGCCTCTAATGGATGAAGTCCCTCAAGAATATTAATGAACATCGTTTCACGACGAACACCACTCATACTATCATTACCACCCTTAATGAAGTGATAGAAGTTTTTAAACTCTCTACGAATTGTGGTATGTCCGTTCTTATCACTCGAACCCATTGAGAATGAGTCGGTTTCATGCATTCTACGAACTTCTTCTGAGATTTTAGTACTCAGAGTTCCATTTGATGATGCCTGATCCTCAAATCCAGAATAAGGAACCTCTCCTTCAGGAAGCATAGAAATTATACTTTCATCAAAGTTCCAAATTAATGTTGCCTTCAAAGAAACATGCTCATACTTCTTCAGAACTTCTATCTTCTTTGCCTTGCTTCTCTGTTTGGAAACAAGATCCAAAACCTCAAAAACAAATGGATTTTTTGGAAGTTCCAGTGATACTGCCTTAGTCGTTGTCGTTTTCTTCTTCGTTGCTGTCGTCATAGTTTTCAAAATTAAATGCGATTACTTCATCTGGAATTAGATTTCCTTGCTCATCAAACATTTCGGGATGATATCTTGGTGCCTCCCGATAGTTCATCATATATTCTCTAGCAGTCCAACCAATCATTAGTCCCACCATAAGAAATAAAACAATTAGAAATGAACCAAATACTAAACTAGTTGCTAACATTTTTCTTACTCCGGGAGATTACTTCTCTTTTTCTTGTTCTGATAGAAAATTCGAAATAGATAGTTACTTCCCGTCTCAGAAAGCAGACCATCTTTTCAAAGATAATATGAAATGGTTTTGTCTGCTTTCTCTTACCCCCATTAAGTAGGAAATCAACACCACGATTTATGTGGTCTTCATTTTTATTTATGTTAAGACTTGATGACTTGGTGTTCTCTGAGGAATTTGATTGTGTCAACACATCCTCCTATTTTTTTATTGTCACATACTACTTGTGGAAAAGTAGAACTCTCTCCAAATTTAGCATAGAATTCCTCTCTTGTAAAGTCCTCTTCAAGTTTATAAGATACAAAATCTGTGCCAGTCAATTCCAATACTTGTTTAAGTTTATAACAGTGAGGACAATTTTCTTTTGTATATACTTTAAAATTCATATTATTTTTTTTATTTTAGATATTATACCACAAAAAGGGAAATAAATAATAGTAAGAACAGATTTTGTGATGAGCAGTTTTTCCGATAAAGGTTGGTATTACCTACCAGAAATTATTACCAAAGAAGAAGCAATAAGAATTAAGTATCAAAATATTTGTGGTGCTATAAGTGATTTAGGATCTCTTGAAGGGCACTGGGATAAAGAAAGAGGAAGAGTATTGACTTGTTATGCTCCATCATCATCAACATTTGTAGTTCATAGAGTGAAACCAATTCTTGAAGAAATATTAGGAGAAGAACTCATTCCTTCTTACTGGTTCACAACAACTTATCATAATAAAGGATGGATGAATTGTCATACTGATAGACCTTCTTGTGAAGTGTCAGTTACTATGAATATTTCTGGTGATGCAAAATGGCCTATCAAACTTAAAGATCTTACAGGAAAACGCAGAGAAGTCGTGACTCCTACGGGTGATGGTCTTGCATACTTAGGAACAATTGTGCCTCATTGGAGAAGTCCATTAAGAACTCATAAGAATGATAGTTTTATGCAACTATTCCTACATTATGTAAGAAAAAATGGTCCTTATGCTGAATATGCATATGATAAGAGCCAAAAGTGTTATGACTTACTTAATGTATAATTTTTTGGTTAATATACATTTATACCATATTTATCCCCTATCTCTTTATCAACCTCTGCTTTCGTAGGCATACCTTGAACAGTCATCCAGTTTACCATTGCAAAACGAGTTCCTGAAATCACTGGTTCTACTTTATGGAGATAAAACTGGGAAGATGGAAAGGCAACTAATAAACCTGGTTCTGGTTTAATACGAACTCTGAGATCTGGAAATACAAATTCTCCACCTTCAAAATCATCATTTAAAAAAAGAATAGTTGATAAATCTCTATCTACAGACTTTTTCCAGATGATAGAACCATCAGGGTTCTTCCATCTTGATACTGCATCGTAATGTCCTTTATAGTGTCCTCCTGGTTCATATATGAGTAACTGGGGAGACTCACTATCTCTTATCTTAAACTCATAAAATGGATTGATTACGTGATGAACAATATTATTATAAAGTTCTTTAATCTCTTCTATAATTTTTGAAGTATCAGAGCAATCTACATTTCTTACACTCAAATCAATCTTTGATGGATGATCTTCTTTGTTTTGATTTGCTTTCTCCCCATCAAATACACCCATTTTATCTTTGGGTGCATTTTTTGCATGATTAACTAAAAAATCAATTCCTTCTTTTGATACAACTTTTGGTTGTATCAATACATTCCTAAGTATATCATTCATATCATAATAATATAAGTATTCTTATTTAGTTGGAGAGTGCTGCTGCACGTCGTCTTCCTGCAGGTAGATTATTACCTGGTAATGAGACAACCTCATTCGAGAAATCAAGACTTTCTATTCTATCATAATCATATGTATCACTCGGGGGAATATACCCACCACAAAGGTAACCATAAGAATTATTTGAGGTTCCTGCCATATCAATTCTTGGTTGAGATAGATTATTACCTGGTAATGATAAAGTCTCATTCGAAAAATCAAGACGTTCTACTGTGGTGACTCTAGTAGGAGTCTCACCACTACCAAAATAACCATAAGAACTACTTGAGACTGCTGCCAAACCACTTCTTGCTTGAGTTAGATTATTACCTGGTAATGATAAAGTCTCATTCGAGAAATCAATACGGTCTACTGTGTCTCTAT